GATAATATTGCGGTCACGAGAGTTCTGTAACCTCTCTGAGGTAATTGTACGTTCTGATGATAAACCTGAAGATTTAAAAAGAAAAGTTAAATTAGCTACCATTCTAGGTACATGGCAGAGTACACTTACCCACTTTAGATACCTTAGTAGTGATTGGAAAGTTAATTGTGAGGAAGAAAGACTACTAGGAGTGTCATTAACTGGTGTAATGGATAACTTTATATTAAATAAATTATCAGAAGATCTTCCTTTAATTTTAGATGACCTGAAGAAGGAGTGTATCAAAGTAAATAAAGAATGGAGTAAAAAATTAAGTATCAATCCTGCTAGTGCAATCACATGTGTAAAACCTTCAGGTACAGTATCTCAATTAGTGGATTCTGCAAGTGGAATCCATGCCAGACATGCACCTTATTATATCAGGACAGTTAGATCCGACTTATCAGATCCTATTGGTAAGTACATGGCAGATGAAGGAGTACCTACTGAACCTGATATAACTAATCCTAGTAGTGTTACAGTATTTTCTTTCCCTATTAAATCTCCTTCCAAATCAGTAATGCGTAATTCACTATCTGCAATTCAACAATTACAATTATGGTTAATATATGCCAAATTCTGGTGTGAACATAAACCATCCTGTACAATCTCAGTCAAGGAAAACGAGTGGCCTGAAGTTGGAGCTTTTGTGTTTGATAATTTCCATTCTATATCTGGCATTAGCTTTCTTCCCTATTCTGATCATGTCTACAAGCAAGCACCTTATCAGGAGTGTACTGAAAAAGAATATAAAGAACTAATTAAAACAATACCTATCTTAAATTGGTCTAAACTTTCTGAATATGAAAGTATAGATCATACTACTTCCTCACAAGAGCTTTCATGCACAGGAAACACCTGTGAAATACCTTAAAAACAACCCTTTATAGAGAAAAAATTTAATATGTTACACGGAAATATAGGTGAACATGGTATAACTCCTGAGTTAATAACTTGGTTGGAAGATATTGTACCTAATAAACTACCTCCTTTAAGCTGTGATATAGAGGATCTACGCTACCTACAAGGACAACAAAGAGTGGTTGACTTAATTAAATCTACTTATGAAAGTAGTACTGAAGAAGAACAAGAAAGTTCCAGAGATTCAATAACAATTTTAACTGCACCTGATAAATAATATGAAAGTATTTACTGAAGTCAATTATATCTGGGAAGATAATAAGTTAGTCCAGACTGACTCCAAGTCCTATGAGTATGAAGGTGAAGTTGCTAGATGTGATGTACAGAAGATGGGGCCTTGGTATGCTAAAGTTAATAAACCTCATAGTCATGGAACTACTAGCCTTGGTGATATAATACCTGACGACCCTTCAGATCTAATTAATAATGCCTTAAATTTAGGTGGAGATGTAATTAGTGGAACTGTTGATTTAGGTTTAGATGTGTTTAATGAGGGTGTTTCAATTGTGACAGGAGGAATGGATGTAACAGATATAATGAATCTCTCTACTAATATATTCTCACAGGGTGCTGGTTTTATAGATGACTCCTTAAATGGTGCGGCAAATGTTTTTGCATCTTTTAGGGATACGGCTGATATTGGTTGGAGACCGGAAGAAGGAATTTTAGGAATAGGTAATTTCTCTTATGACATGTCTTGGTGGGCTACTCCTAACACAGAGCAGTTTCATTCAAGGAAATTAGCAGAGAATATGGGTTGGCTAGGTGACAAACTTTCAGGTAAAGGATACCTTCATGATAGAGCAGAAGCATTGGGAAATTATGGTAGGGAAACTTTCAATGATGCGTTGGCTTTTATTAAATATCCACAAGAGTATATGGTTGATGATGAATTTTATGCTTGGGTTTTGAAATTATCTGGTGTTAGTGTAGATGGTGGCGGTGGAGATGGTGGCGGTGGAGATGAAGGTACATCTAAGTATGTAAAAGGCAGAGGAACAATGAAAGGGAGATCACCTACACTTAAACTTAATGAAGGTGCAAAAGGTTTAGGAAGAAAGTCACTTAGAATAGGGACAGAAGGAATGGGTAAACCTGTAGGTGGAAAGTTTCAAACATATAAATCTGGTAGATATACAAGATCTTTTTAAAAATAAATAGGAATTAATATGGCAAGAAGACCTAATCGAACTTATAACGAAGAAACAGGAGAATGGGAAGTCGAAAAATTATGGGACTCCCAAGATGATCAAGGAAGGTATTGGAAAGATGGATTACAGGTGGATCGGTATGGTGAACCTTGGAAACCAATGACTGATGAACAAGCTGCAGCTAATACATCAACACCAGGAACAGGTGTCGGTGGAGGGGAGTTACCAGAGGTTGGAGATGAATCAATAGACATCGATGATCCAAAGAATATAACAATGGGCGAAAGCATTATAGATCTAATAACTGGAGAAGAAAAAGATACTTATGGAGGTAAAGGATATTCTCAAAGGACAAAAGGATATAATCCCTTTTTAAAAATTAAAAAACAAAGTAAAGGATTAAAAGGAGCATTTACTAGAGGATCACTTAGAATAAGAAAACCTAGACGGATGGCAGTTTAATGGAAACTATTAGTATAAATACTGAGTACAAAGATCAAAAAGGATATGTTCATGGAATATATACCAACCTATCTGCTGATCGTTCATCTTTTCTTGATAGGGCAAGGACTGCTTCCGAAATAACCATCCCATCATTACTACCTGAACAAGGGCACACAGGTTCAAGTATCCTACCTACTCCTTATCAATCCATAGGAGCAGAAGGTGTAAATAATTTAGCCAGTAAATTACTTCTTTCTCTTTTACCTCCTAATTCCTCTTTCTTTCGGTTAGTTATAGATGATGCCGAGTTGGAAGCTTTGGTTGCTGATCAGAAAGGTCAGGTAGAGGAAGCTTTGGCAAAGATAGAAAGAATGGTGTCACAGGAAATTGAGGTTCGTGCATTTCGTGTTCCAATTTCAGAAGCTCTTAAACAATTGTTAGTAGCAGGAAATGTATTACTATATCTTCCTCCTAAAGATCAAATGAGAGTCTTTAGATTGGATAGATATGTAGTTAAACGAGACTCAATGGGTAAGGTCTTAAAAATTGCCATTAAAGAATCTCTTTCTCCATTATCATTACCGGAAAATGCTAAGAAATTAGTACCGGAACCAGAGGAAGGTGAATTACCTATGGGTAGTGTTGATCTTTATACCTGTGTTACATGGACAGGAAAAAATTGGACGGTTCTTCAGGAACTGGAAGGGCAAATTGTACCTGGAAGTGAAGGAAGTTATCCTAAAAATAAGAGTCCTTTTCTAGCTCTACGTTTCACACATATAGATGGTGAAGATTATGGTAGAGGATTTGTAGAAGAATACATTGGAGATCTAAAATCTTTAGAGACATTGACTAAAGCAATTGTAGAAGGAAGTGCTGCTGCTGCAAAGGTTCTGTTTCTAGTTAGACCTAATGGTACTACTAGAATTAAAACTTTAGCTGACTCTCCTAATGGTGCAATAGTAACTGGAGATGATCAGGATGTATCCACTTTACAATTACAGAAATCGGCAGACTTTCGTGTTGCCCAAGATACGATAAGAACTTTATCGGAACGTCTGTCTCGTGTATTTCTTATGAATTCTTCTGTTAGGAGAGATGCTGAAAGAGTGACAGCAGAAGAAATAAGAATTGCATATCAAGAATTAGAGATAGCTCTAGGTGGAGTTTACTCTATTTTATCTCAAGAATTTCAATTGCCCTTGGTACAACTTCTCATGCACAAAATGCAGAAAGAGAAAAAATTACCCAAGTTTCCTGATGAATCTTTAAAACCTCTAATTGTCACAGGTGTTGAGGCACTTGGACGAGGACAAGACTTAAATGAACTAGCAGGTTTCTTGCAACATTTAGCACCTCTTGGGCCTGAGACAGCCGTAAGAGAATTAAATGTTAATGAGTATATATCTCGACTAGCGGCTTCCCTCGGAATTGATACCGAAGGGCTTTTGAAAACTGATGAACAGAAACAACAAGAACAACAAGCAATGATGAAACAACAGGAACAACTAGAGGAACGACAAATGATGGGTAAAGTAGTCGGAAATGTAGCTCCTGAAATTGCTAAACAAGCAATGGAACAAGAACAACAACCACAATAGGAAGGTACAGTATGGCAGATACAAAAGTAATAGAAACATTTGAAGAAGACGCTCCTGAAAGTCAAGAACATATAAAGGAGATGATAGATAAAGCTGAAAGAGTTCAGAGTGTTCCTAGAGAGGATGGAAAACCTACATGGTTACCTTTCGTAAATTCAATGCGGATAATTTTAAAATTAGTTTTGGTACAAACAAAATTTATCTGATGATTGGGAAGAATGATGC